ATAGCAGAAACAAGAATTTTGGATTTAGGGCCAAGACAAGAAGGATATTATTATAAACCACACCATTTAATAAAGATAAGAGATTTTTCAAACTATATTGAATTAGGTGAAAATACAATAGATGAAATACCACCATACGCAAGTCTTAATGATGATGGTACATATTCATGGAGAGATTTAATGTCAATAGGTTTTAATGATGGTGAAATTCAAACCTTAGATTATCCATTTTTAAATGGTTCTCATTATAGATATCAGAATTATTGTTTTATATTAAAAAGACAAGACCCATACGCACAATGGGGGTTATTATATACTAATTTCCCATCAGACGCACCAGGTGATAGAATAACAGATAGATTTACAGTAAAAAGCTCCGACGATGTTTGCTAACAAATATACATTAAACTTACAAAATTTTAATACTGGTACAACAGAACAGTATGTTTCAATACCTATGGGTACTCAATTTCAAATTGTTGATAATGACGAATTGATAAATAGAGTATTTGTAAAAACTGAAGCACAAAATGCTGTAAATAAAATATTGGATTATGATAGGGTAAGGTATATGCCTATAACACCAAATAATGATTTGGTTACATCAATAACTTATGATTTAAGTATATTTGATATTAATAACATATATACAACAAATTATGGAGGTATTGGTTTTCAATATGATGATGTTAAATTTAGAAAGAACTCATTTAGTAAGACTTTTTTAAGATTATCTATTTTTGATAGTGATAACGCCATGACTCAAAATTTAGTTGGTTTTATAACATTATTTAGCAAATTAAGAACAATAGATTTAGAACCTAGTACAGGTGGTGTTATTGCTGGCGTACCTAAACCAATAAATGATATACCTATTAACTATACGCTTGAAAACCCTATTGTTAATAGACGAGGTTTTGCTGAAGGTTTTCATCTTTATTATTATAGAGATGCTTTAAATATAGGAGATTCAAAATATTTATATATGAAAGGTAGTTTTAACAATGCTAAGACTGGTAAAGCAACTAATTTAATGGTAAAAAATACACCACAATCAATTGATAAATTAGTAAACGAATTATATATAAGAATAATTATAAGTAGAACAACAACTGGGTATTATTATACCTTTGATGAAACATATCAAGGAAATCAAACTACCCCACCTAATACACCTAATAACATAACATTTGTTGGTACAAACGTAAATGTTAAATTATACGAAGTAGACGCTTTATAATGGAAGTAATTAAAAGAAAAATATTATTAGAAGAAGCAATAGATAGAAACTATAGTGGTAACACATGGGGTACTGTTACTGCAACAACTTTTTATTTGGACATACAGTTAAATCAAACCATGGACGATATGGGGCTGTTTACAGATATTAATTATTTACCAAAACAAAAAAATGGGGTCGTCGATTATTCAATTCTAATTGAAAAATTAGAAGATTTGGCTATTTCATTCCCATTTATAAATGGTGTCGTACCAATGGACTTCAGTTCAATTTTAACACCAACAGATAGAGCTGTACTACGTTTACCAACTAAACCGTTATCACACTATTATTATTATGGTAATAACCCATTAACTGGTAGTACAGATTCTAAAATAGATGATGTTCGTTCATATAAAAATGGTGAACCATACATTGCTGGTTTTAATATTAATGAAGAAACATATTTAAATTACAAAAATATATTAATAAATGGTGTAGATAGAGTTACAAATATTGGAGAACCTAAAACATATGTTTTTGATACTACAGCTGATTTATCTATCGGTATGCCAACTCAAACAACTGGAATACAATATAAAGATTATTCAGCATCAACAATAAGTCCTATTTTATTACCTGAAGGTATTGACTTACCAACAACTACGTTTAGATTTATAAGTGAAGGTTGGAACCAAACAAATACATCATTATCAGCATTAATGAAAGAAGAATTTTTATTAGGAATAATTTCTCGTCCAGAAGTTGAAAACGATGTATTTATTGATAGAGGTGTAGTACCAGTATTAGATTATCATTTAAGATTGTCAGAGATTAAAAATTTAGGTCAATTACAACAATATGGTAATGGGTATTATAACATAGATAGAATATGATAAAAAAATTAAACAAGTATTACGCGTTAATAAAATATTGCAACTTATCGATTGAAGACTTAAACGAAATGTCAGAATATGAAATGGATTGCATGTATAATATAATAAAAGAAAAAATAGAAAAATAATATGGCAACAGGAAATTACGGAATAGTAAGACCAGCTGATATTTTACCAGAAGATGTTGAAATCTTCTACAGTTATTCAGCAACTAGAGATGTCCAAGGCACACCATTACAAAAATTAGACCCAACTCAAGTTTTGGTACCAATGCGTAACCCAAACAATGCTTCTGGTATTGGTTTTGAAATCTTTGGTGGTATGTATACACTTAAATTACCAGTAACAACTTTTGGCGTTAAGGGTTATTATTCAATTATTATTAAACCTATTGAAATAAGAACAAGAATAGTTGATGTTGGTGTTTTATCTGCTTATCCTGATATAAAAGGTTTAGTATTTGATTTATCAACAATACCAACTAATTTTTTACCAAAATTTGAAAATGATGGGCTTGTTGGTTATAGAATTGAATATTTAAATTCAACACCAATTGGAGATAATTTAAAAATTAATAACTTTTTTAGAGTTATAACATCTAATAATAGATGTGAACCAGTTAATCAAAACTTAACAAATACAAATCAAAAAGCCATAAGATATAGATTCAATGATAATTCAACATTAACTTTCGCTACTGTATCACCAGCTTCAGCATCTAACGTTAAACCAAACGTATTACCATATATAGGCCAACCAAATCAAAATGTGATTATAACAAACACGTTTTTTAATCCAGTTATGGTTGAAGTTGAGATGGTAGACCATGATATCGAAACATTGGCATTTGCGTTATTTGGAAATCAATCCAAATCACTTGAAGATGGTATTTATACTATATACAATTTCAGTAATCAAATATACAAACAATACAATTTATACGAAATAAAAGACCAATTTAGTGGAAAACCATTGTTTGAAGTAAGAGAAGAAAGAAATAATATAGATTTTAGTAAAAACTTTAATAATATAAGACAAGCGTAATATAAGAAATGGCTAACGACACAATAAAAGTTGCTGGGTATGTAAAAAAAGTTATATACAACGGCAACATAGAATATAGGAATTACAACCCAGATTTAGTTGGTTTACAATTAACTAGTGAGGGTGGTACACCATTGTTTACAATGGGTAATTTCAATATTACGACAAATTTAGACCCAAAACTTAGTAAGCTTTTTGTAACAAAACAATTTTCAGATTTTGTTACTTTAGATGGGTTAAATTTATCCGTTAGTCAGACAGAAACATTATTAAACAATAATGCTACAGTATTCTTAAATATTGACAAATCTAAGTTATCCTATTATGCTACGTTTGGTTCTTTAACTGAATTCATCAGAGTTGGTTTAGAAAACATTATTATCAATTGGCCAGCTTCAATATACATGCAACCAATTAAAAGTTTACCAGATGGTGAACAATTAATCGGTAATACTTATGAAAATTACTACTATGACAATTTAACAAATATATCGTCTTTTAGAATACCAACAAATTTTATTAAAAACCCGTATAATATAAACTATTTAACAAATGGTGATATAAGCGGTACATTTAACGAAACAAATACTCTTCGTAATATGGTTACTGATTTCGCATCATACGCTATGTTAATTAATTCAGTAGAATACGATGTTGTTGGTTTTACAGGTTCTACTAGTACTACTAATGATTATATTTATTTTGAAATAAAAAATAATCCATTTACAGCAACTAGTAATACGATAAGTTATCACATAAAACCAAAAGCGATAATATGTGATAATTTTTTTAATAGTTTAGATGAATTTGAATATTATTTATTAAACAGACAAACCTATCCAATATACACATCCACTTTTAAATATCCACTTAGAAGTGATTTTGGTGTTTTATTATATACCGAAACCACTCTAACATGGCCAACTTCAGATGGGTATAATTTAGATTATAACACATCAGCTTATAATGATTATGCCACATTGTTACTTAATTTAGCTAGTGATAGTGATTTAATTAATAGTAACATTATGACTAGATTCTTAGTCAGTGAATCTATTACTGGTTTTGATACTTTACCATATTATTTGGCTGATGAAGACCAAGATACTTCTGGTGGTAAAATAAATAAATTGCTTAATATATATGGTGTGTCTTATGATAATTTTAACAGATATATAGAAGGGTTAGCTTTCGCAAATACTGTTAGTTATAATAAAATGGATAATACACCAGATGTTTATTTAAAAAACATAGCTAGAGTTATGGGTTGGGAGTTAATAGATTCCGTTATAAGCAACGACTTATTAACAGATTATATTCAAACCAGCCAATCAACTTATAGTGGCCAATCAGTAGGTTTAACACCAGTTGAAGCTGATATAGAACTTTGGAGAAGAATTATATTAAACACCCCATGGATTTGGAAATCTAAAGGAACCAGAAGTGGTGTTGAATTTTTACTTAGATTTATAGGAACACCAAATGGGTTAGTTACCTTTAATGAATACCTATATAAAGTAGATGGACCGATTGATGTTGATTTATTTAGAACTGTTTTAGAATTAAATGGTTTAGAGCCTGATATTACCAATTACCCTATTGATAGTGAAGGATACCCTAGATTTTTTGATGATACGGATGACATGTATTTTCAAGGAAATGGTTTATGGTATAGAGAAACTAGTGGACCAAACACAATATTGGATATAACAACAGGTAACAACCCACACGTAGGGCCATATGATGGAGGTTATAAATATTTCAATCAATTAAGAAGTTTAATAGCAGATTTTTCAGCTGTTACTATTACCTCTGATACTACAACATCAACTTCACAAGATTTATTTACAAATTATAATACAGGTGAAATAACAGATTATAATGGTGAAACATATGTTGATTTGGTATACGCTAATGGTTTACAATTACCAAACTGTGTGGTCACATCAACTGAAATAATTCCTGACCCAAAACCACAACCAATTACAACAGAATGTGGTTGTGAATATGACGAAAATGACGATTCTTTAAGTATTTGTATTGAAAAAATTGAACCACCAATACCAGAAGAAAATTGTTTTGTTGGTTATGATTTAGAACCTGATAGTGGGTTATTTGTATTTACTCAATATTATGAAGACAATTTAGGCAACCCAACAATAGTGCCATATAAAACTTTTTTAATTGATAGAGATTGCTGTACATCACCTCCAGTTGAAGGTGTTTCGATGTATAACGATATTATCGATGTTAATACTAGTACTATCCAATCTGGTTATGTTTGTTGTAAAAAAGGAACTAAATGTGCTTGTAATGTTTCAAAAGATTGGGCGATAAGACAAACACCTACTTATATAAATGGGGAACCATACATAACATTTGCAACACTTAATGGGTTAAACGGTAGTACAAATGTGATAGTTGGTGCTGATGCTAGTTTATGTCCAGCACCAGGAGTATGGTCAGAAGTTGTTCAAAATGTTATAGACCCATTTTCAGGTATAGTTGGTTTTGGTTGCAAATTAACACCTTATGGTTTAACAAATATAGGTGTTTTATATAATGGATATCTAGATAGAATTAAAAAAGGTACTGGGTGTAATTATGCGTTTGGTAATTTAATACCTAATCCAACAAACCCTACTAACCCAACAAACCCTACTAACCCAGTAACAACACCAAGTTGTGTACCACCAGTTTTAACTTCTATAGTTAGAAATAGTTTAGACGGTAGTATTACAGCTACATGGACATTAAGTAATATACCATGTAGTAACGGTACAGTAAGAATTCAATTCTCAACTGATAATGTTAACTGGTCAAATTTAACTTTAACTAACCCATCTGTTTTTGTTTCAAATTTAACAGCAACATCAATTGGTGGTTATAACTTTAATTCTTTAGTTTATTTTAGAATTAATTTAGAATATGGTTTAAGTGCTGATTGTAATGACCCATTAACAAAATGTGATGTTATTTCTAACACATCTAGTATTGATTTTACAACCACAATAGGTCCAGGTGGACCAACACAACCAAGTTTTACACGTGAAAGAGTTCTTATATCACAAACTTCATTTGATATATCAAATCTTGTTTTACAGCAAGGTGCAGTGCCAAATGAATTTATTAACATGTGTATAGATTTTAATGATGGTTTTTTTAATGATAGATACATTGATAGTCAAAATTATGCAACATTTGATTTTACAGTCGGTGATAGAGTATCATACATAGCACCAAATGGTAGTATTGGCTCACCATTAATAGGTCAAAATAAATGGTGGGTTCTAGAATATAAGATACAACCAGCTACAATATTAGGTAAAATATGTAAAATAGACAACAATGGGTATATACAACAAATATATAATTTCCAATGTAGCGACATAATACCACCACCAAACTCACAATAATTAAAATAAATATATTTATAATAAAACAAAAAAATGCCTATAACACCAAAACAATATACCAGTGTTTTACTTCAATGTGATAAAATTTGGGATACTATCTTTAATTACAATGGTGGAGATGTTGTATTTGTACCAGATGGTACTATATATGCTGAAACATCAAATGGTGATGGTACTTTTAGCCCTTATCAAACAACAAAAATTTGTTGTGAAATACTAAAAAATAGATTATTAGCACAAAACCCACCACAATATCCGTCAAATGTTGACCCAAATAATATTTATTTTGATTTAGATGAACAAAAATGTAGATGGAGTCAAACACCAGATTCATCATGTTTATCAAACCAACCTATTAAAATAGTTTTAAACCCAGTTGGTAATGATGGTGCATTTTTTACTTTAACTGAAAATGATACATGTAGATTGGAAGTTAGTTTTGATTATTTATTTAAGATAAAATGTAGTCATTTAGGAAACATATTTTACTACAACCGTATAAATAACTCTGGAGGTGGTAGTCCTGCAATTCCCCCTAGAGTTAGTGAGACAGAGTTAATACAAAATAAATTTACTAAAGAATCGGAATTGTTAGATATTAATAATGAATTAGAAAGTTTATCTAAACAAGCTGCAAACATATCATATTCAATCACATGTAATGATTTTCCAACCACAGAAGAGGTTGTAACAGCAACACCAACAACAGAAATAACCCCAGTGCAAAAATTACCGTTTTTAAATACTGGTTTTGGTTCATTAACAAATGAAACACAAATAACAACATCAAAAACAAAAGTTGCTCCAGTTTATGAAACAAAAAGTGTTAATTTTTGTTTAACAGATATTGGTTTAGATGCTTGGAGACTTATTTTGGGTGACAATAATTATAATGAATTTATAAATGGTAATCCAGATAGTTATACATGTTTAGATGTTATTGAAATAGATAATCAAAACCAAGAAAGTATAGTTAATAATGGTGAAAAATTAATTTTTGAATGTGAGACACCTTTTGGTGAAAAAACAAATTTATTAAATAAAATTTCAGAATTAGCAGGAATTCAAAAAAGTATTAAAAATGAAATAGAAATTTTAGATGCTGGTATAACACGCATTGGAGATATTGTTGACCCATGTTCAAGCTTAATAGGACAATTTGAAAATATTAGCGCTAGCGCAACTTTAGACCTTATTGATGAAAATAATAACATAACTCAAATCCATATAGATAATTTTTTTCCAACTCATGCAAATTTATACGAATACTTAACACAAACACAAGACAATAGTGGGTTCTTTGTTTGTGGTGACCCATCAACAACAGAAACATGGGCTTCTGGTTGTACTGGTTTAGTTTATCCAGAATTTACTTATTACGGTGTTATAGAAGATGATGAAGAATTAAATGTGTCAATTTGTGACAACATAAAAGATGTGTTACAACAAGAACTTTTTAATTCATCTAATATTGCAACGTTAAGTGGATTTAATAGCTCATTATCATCAAATGTGTTTAATTCAAATTGGTTAACGCATAGCTTCACAATAAGCGACCCACGAATCATATCTGGTGCGACTGATAACCAGATAAAATTAAATATTATTATTAATAGTTCATGTGATAATTTTTGTTTATTAATTGACCAAATTAATATGACCAAAGTTTGTGACGACGCTAATAGAACAAATATTTTTATTAGCGAATCACCAGGCTTCGAAATAACAAGAATTATAGATAATAAAAAATCATGGTTACAAGTAGAAAACACAACTGATAGAAATTTCTTTGTTGCAAATTATGACGATTCAAACAAAATACGTCAAACAGAATACACAGTTGATGAAGATAGACTTATTTTAAATTCAAAAGAGATAGATTTAACCATGAATATGGCATCAGCTGTTGAGAATGATGTATGGTGCTATTTGGTTGACAACCCAAATGTGCTAACTGGTATCACATGTGAATCAATAACTGGTTTTACACCTACGGATAGTTTTGGTAACTCTATTGTATTACCTACTGCTCAAACCGCAACTTCAGCTGTGAATCTAATTTTGCTTGCTTATAAATATGTGAGTAATTGTCTTAGAAACCAACTATTAGGAAATCCACCAGACGTAGGTTGTTACCCAGAAATTGAATGTCAATTATGTGGTAAAATTTTAAAAATAGTTCTTAATCAAGGTAATGATTATTATAATTTGTGGGTGACATGTCAAGATAATGGTGATTTAGGTTTTTATTATATTGATGATTTATCAGATGTACAAAATAACATTTATAATGTAACTAATGAGTTTGTTACTAATGGTATAACAAGTTTAAATGATTTTATTAAGTATGTTAATGTTAATATGGCAATTACAAATCCAGAAATTGTTCCTTTTGATACATTTTGGGATACAACTAATGGTAAATGTAATTCATGTTGTATTTCTTGTGGGGACCAATCAATAAATTTCACTGGTTTTATGACAACAAATATTACAGAAGTTAACACACTTGAGACTTTTGAAGAATTAATGATATCTGAATTAACAGATGCAAAAAATAGAAAAGTATTATCCTCATACCCAACACTTAAAGCTGTGTATGATAGATATCTTAACGCAACGCAATATGGTATCCCAGCTAGTAATGAATTTGATTATTATAAAATGGATAAATTCACTGGTCTTATTAAGAGTTATTGGGATGATTTGATTGAACAAGTTGTGCCAGCAACAACTATTTGGGGAAGTGTAAAAGTGTATACCAATACTTTCTTTGACCAGCAAAAATTTAAATATAGAAGTTATAGTTCACTATTATGTAATAACCCATTAAATTTTATAACACCACCTAGCCCTATAAACGGCTCTAGTGGTTTATGTCAAAGTGTTGAGGTTATAACAACAAATATAAATCCTTTTGCTGCTAGTGGGACAACTGTTACTAGTAACAAGAAAAAAACATATAATAGCGTATGTATATCACAAATGAATTGGGGTTCTGAATTTATTGGCAATGTGGATATCCAAGATGGTAATTTACAATATACAAATTATGATGATTTCTGTATTGAATGTGAAAAGAATATAAGATGGTACAATATGATAGATAGCCCAGAATTTGTTATATCAGGATTTACATGTTCTAGTAGTTTGACAGCATTAACATTTACAATTGATGGTCTATTTGTTAATGACACAGAATATATCACAACACCTTTAAGCTCATCAACAGTAACAAATGGAACGTTAAATTTAGTTCAAGCTAGTAATACGGTCGTTTCTGGTTGTAGCGGTTCTACTGGTTGGACATATAGTAACTTTACTGAGTTCTTAAACCAAACTTTCCAAAGTTTAGGTTTATTTAATTACACAGCAATTTTGTCTTTAACTGAAAAACAAGGTATTGGAAACGGTTGTAGTAAAAATGGATTCTATATTAGTTATCCTAAAGATGATTTGTTTATTATTAGCGTTGATAGTAGCACACCACCTTTAAGCTCATCAACAGTAACATATTCTAATGCTGGTATAATAGTTGAAAGTGGAAACACTAGTAATTATTGTACCACAACTGATGATATAGATTATGATTGTTTAGTAAATAAAGTAAATGAATAAACTAAAAATAACACTGGATATGTCGCAATACTATAATATTTATTAATATGATACATTTAATTAAAAACATACAAGGTATTTTTATAACCGAAATAAAAGGTAATGTAAAATATTCTAAATCAGTAACTGGAGAAGTTCAAAGAGAAGATTATATTGATATTTATGGGTTTAAAGCATTTTTGCAAAATTTTTCAAAAACACCAATAACTAGTGGTATGGTTATACCAAACCCTTTTGGGTATAAACCACCTGTAGGTATAACACAAAAAAACATAGAGATTAGTTACTAATAATGAGATATCAAGAAAGAATATACCCACAAACAAACGTAAGCGCTCTTAGAAACAAATATATTAATATTTTTAATGAGAGCTCTGATATTTGTATTTTTAATGCCCCAACTTATTATGTCAGTGGTGCAACAACATTAGATTGTACTGTATTAAGTGCTACATCTATAAGTGGTTATTCTCATATTATAAGCGGAGAATCACAAACAATACCCCTTAATTTTGTATTCACGTCAAACACAACAACATTTACAGCAAATACGGCAATATTCAATTATAAATTATTTAAATATGAAGAAAATACAAATGCTTTTAGTGCCATACCTACTTATGTTTCTGAAGATATAACATATACTTCATTAACAAATAGTGCAACAACTCAATTAATACCGTCTACTGGGTTAACCTTAGATAATGAATACATGATTAAAGGATTTTTCAAATTTTCAGCGTGTACTGAATATATGAATAAATTAGGGTTGATTATAGATACGTCTAGATATGTTGGTGGTACTGAATATGGTATATACAATAAAAATTTAGATTATTATATATCAGTTGTAGAAACAGCCGCAACACCAATTTTTAACTACAACGCTAGTAATAGTGTTGCTAACGGTGCTTTAGTACAAGCATATCTACCAATTAATTATTATACTATTTATCCAGATATTGACGCACTTAATGAAACTTATGATGGTGAAGATTTAGAAATTGTTTATGGTGAGCCAGATAATACTATTATAGGTATACCAACAGATATTGACACTCCTTTTATAATAACTTTAAATGGTTTGGTTCTAGCAGCAGATGTTGATTATACTTATTCAGGTGATAGTATTGTTTATATGAATGCTCCATTAGTACCAGAAGATATTGTCACCATCATATATACAGCATCAGCACCAAATAAGATTCAAAATGATATATTTGAAGTTACTACAATAGTGCCAAGTGGTGCTACTGATACTCAAGGTAGTTATTCAGTATTTTTTAATACAACAACTAGTAAATTTGAATTATTTACCTCTGCTAAACCTATAGATTTTAGTAAAGTATTAGTTATGATTAATGGTGTTGTATTAGCTAATGGTATTGATTTTTACCAATCAACCTCAAACCCAAGAAGAATAATTTTAAATGGTGATTTAGTACTAAATGATATAATAACAATATCTTATTTCCCAGATGGCGTTACTGGAGACATAATAACACAAACACCAACAGCTTCATGGTCAATAACACCACCACCTAAAAAGGTAAATGGATATTTTACTTTTCAATTAGCAACGGATATTAATTTTACAAATGTGGTTTATTCATCAACAACTGATTATTATATAGATATACCATTTTATAGTATTGATTATCCATTATCTGGTTATACTTATGGTGATAGATTATTTTATAGAGTTAAAAATGATAAAAATTATGAAACAATTTGTGGAAACATAATCAACAGTTACGCATATAGTGACACAATACCAATAACAATTGCAACTAATACTATAAATTCGTATTAATATTCTTTACAATTGCATATTTATAATTAAAATAAAGACAAAAGATAAAACAAAATTATGAGTTACATTATACCAAGTACCAGCCCATTTGTTAGCATAAAACTAACACAAAAAGGTAGAGAACAATTGGCCCAAGGAAGATTAAATTTTTCATTTTGGGCAATAGGTGATTCTGAATTAAATTATGTTAGAGAAGCGTTAGTAGACGCAAACCCAAACGATGTTTCATTATCGGCAACTAGTGTTGTTATGAGACCAGTAGATAGACAACCTAATATAAAATATTTCATTAAACCTAGCACCACTACAAACCCTTTAAACGAGATAAACAGTGGGGTTTTAAATGTTATAAAAGCTGATGTTAATAATGAAGCAACTGAAAGAGGGTTTTTCTCTAATTCTAATGGTGTTTACACCACATTAACTGCTAGTACATACACACCATTTACAACAACTATAAGTAATGTTGTATTTACTGGTGGAACAACACTACAACTTACTGGTGCTACTGTAAATGTTGGTGATTTAATCTTATTAAAGATAAGTAATACAACTGCTGGTAATATTACAGTAAACGCAAATACAATCCCTTTACCTAACTTATGGTATAAAGTCCAAGCTCTTGGTACAAACTCAGTAACTCTAGATAGAAATTTACCAAATTTTTCATCACAAACTGTTACTAGTCAAGTAATTGTATATAGAGGTGGTGAAGTATACAATACAATTGCTACTGGAAATACAACAGCTTATTGGGATACTGGAACATTATCTTTTGATTCTGCAAATAATGTAACGTGTTCAGATGTTCCAGTATGGAATATGAACAATGTTTGGTGTGAAAACATAGCTGGTATAACTGGTTTAACATCAACAAATTTATATGAAGATTATACAAAATTTGGTTCTTACACTTTCTTAGGTCAAAAACAACCATATTTTGAAATTGATTGTGAATCAGACCCATCGACTAGCACATTAAATTGTGACGGTATTGGTTTAAGTTACCCAGATGATGTTGTAAAATCTATTTCAGTGTTACATTATACAAACAATACAATATCAAACTTATATGGGGAATATTTCTATACAAATATCGCTGATAATAAATACTTAAGCGTTACTTTACCAGATTTAATGTATCACAGAATGAGTGGTTCAACAGCTAGTGGAACAACAATGGGTATGACTTTTGTGGGTTCAGGTACAACTAAATTAATACCGAATACAGATATTCAATATATTGATTTGATAGAAAATCCAACAATGATTAATAGCGGTGCAACACCAAGTATTGTTGGTAAAGTATTACCACAATTAAAAACAGTTGTGTTTACTGACGATGAAATTGTTGCTGCCATGTCATATAAAGCTAATAGAAACTGGACATTACCAGAATTAGCCGCGGTATTACAATCACCTTCTGGTGGTACATCAACAGGTGTATTGGGTGTTAATGAAACAATGTATTTAACATATACTTTAGAAAACAATTATGTTAGTGGTTTAACAACACCATTATCATGTCAAAAATATATAAAAATAACAAATAGCACATCATCACCTAAAGACATAGCATTTAGAATAAATGGTACTGACTTATTAACGTATATGCGTAAAATTGAAAATGTTGGTTATGATGGTTACGGTTTTTATGCTGACACATTTAAATTACTTTATCAAATTGTTGCTGAATCAACAACAAGACCAGCATCAGGAAGCTGGAAACAATATGATTTTACAACAACTGCAATAACTTCAGTGGCGAATCAAACTATTGACCCTAAGTTATTAGAAAATCAAACATCTTCAATAACAGGTTTTGTTTTAGATAAATTAAAAGATAACAATGCAACAACATATAGTGCAATACAATCTTTGAATTTAGCACCAAATACTTTTCCATCTTACTTACAGTTTGGTGATGAGAGATTTTTCTATGGTAATTTAACAACATATATTGGAGCAACAATATATAAAACATTATTTAACATATCAATAAACGCTGGTCAATTTAACTCTACGACAAATCCAACTAGAAGTACAAACCCAGCCACAAACCCAGCAACAATAAAGGTAACCGAAGTTGGTATTTATGATTCTAATAACAACTTAGTTTGTATAGGTAAATTATCAAACCCAGTTCCTTTATCTGGTGGCAATACAATAATGCTAGAATTAAGCATGGATTTTTAATATATAAAAAATGGGATATAACAGCACAGCAACAACAATTACATTAACCGCTAGGTTAACACCAATAGGCAGAGAAAGAATGATTTCAACTAACAACGGTTTGATAAAAACTTTTAGTTTAGGTGATTCAGATGCTAATTATTACACAAATTTATCACTATCAACAGGTGAAGTGCCTAGTATTGCTGGTAATATAGGTGTAAGCAACTCAATTAGCAATAGCACAACCAGAGCTGTTGGTTTAAAAAATGCATTAATAGTAAATTCTAGTGGATTATTAACAAAAGCAGTTGCTACTAAATCAAGTAGTATTTTATCAGAATACGAAGCGGTTGGTTATACAACAGTTAGTGGTAATAATTTAACATATTCAGTAATAAACAGAACAGATTACACAACAGATGCAAAAACTAATTTATATTATTCTTTTGGATTGCCAATTACGGATGCTAACTTTACAACATTTACCTCAACAACATCATCAACTAATGGTTATGCTAATACAGCATTTAGTGGTTTCGCAGTAAACAAAATAATAGCAATAGCAATAAATAATTCAACTTATGGTGATTTAATTGATGGTAAAACACTTAAAATAGATTTACCAACCAGTGCTGGTACGTATACAATATATTCTACATATCAATACAATACACAACCTCTAAACATTTTAGACAGCACGTTTACTGATAATAATAACTCTAGAAGTAATATATTTGGACCTAATGTTTCTATGCTTGTATCCGATTCTATTATGACACCAAATGGTGGTGACCCAACATTAAGCTGGGCTACAGGTTATAATTTAGATAGACCGTTTAGTTATGCTGGAAAGAAAACATACAATTATCAAACAAATACAAATTTATCTTTAACCGCAGATACCTTAGTTGGTATTGCTTATTTAGATAAAGGGTTTATTGTTATTACAGACCCAACAATAGTTAATAACTATACAGCTTCAGCAACAACAGCAACAACTATTAGCTTTAATAGTCAATCTGTGGGTGTATACCAAATTATAAATTGTGTTGCTGATAGAGGTGAATTTGGTTCTAGTACAAATCCAACATTTGAATTTAACGATACGCCTAGAATAAGTGAGGTTGGTTTATACGATGATATTGGAAACTTAATAGCATATGCTAAACCAGACAGACAAATATCTAAAAATATAAACGAATTTTTAGCTCTTTCAATAAAAATTAGCGTTTAAGACTTTATTTTTATTTATAAAGTCTTAAATTACTAATAAAAAGTTATATGGAAAAAGAACCAGAGTTTTTATTAGCCCTAGATATTTCAACTAGCACTATAGGTATTGCTTTATTTGAGGATAAGGGGGATAAGGGTGATATTAAATTGCTTCATCATGTTAGTCCAAAGGTAAAACCTAAACCTAACAATAAAATGGAAGAACTTTTTAGAAAAGTTGAAATATTTGAAAGCGAGTTTTTGTCAAACTATGCTGATTTTGGTATAACAAAAGTCGTAATAGAAGAACCATTACTACAATCAAACAATGTTTACACAATAGCCACACTATTAAGATTCAATGGGATGATATCTAAATCAGTCTATGATACAATAGGTGTGGTACCAGAATTTATATCATCTTACGATGCTCGTAAATATGCTTTCCCAGAATTAATGGCTGTTCGAACAACTAAAAAAGATGGTACACTATTAACAGAAAAACAAATTTCTAAAAACACACCAGTTTTATTTGGTGGATACCCATATGATATTGATAAAAAATATGTCTTATGGGAAAAGGTTGCTGAATTGGAACCACAAATCACATGGTTCTATGATAAAAACAATAAACTTAAGAAAGAAACTTTTGATACTTCAGATGCTTATGTTTGTGGTTTAGCGTTCTTTAATAAACGTAATCTAGAAAAAGAACAATAAAATTATTTGCAAATATACTTATTATGCTGTATATTTGCAAAATGAATTATTTACCAACCATATTTGAAAGTTTTTTAGGTGAACCTAGAAAACACAACCATGAGACAGGTCAAATGGCTTTTGACTGTCCAGCTTGTTCTGCTGATAAAGGCGAATATTTGGGTGATGGTAAGGGTAATTTAGAAATGAACTACAATAAAGGTGTTTACAAATGCTGGGTTTGTTATGAAACAAACCGCATGCATGGTTCCTTAGAAAATCTTGTAAAAAAATACGGAAATACTACACACTTAAAAGAATACTTGTTATTCAAACCAGATTACGATTACACCAAAAAAGATAGCGAAAGAATAATAATTAGGTTACCAGAAGGGTATAAAAAACTATCAGAGTGTACTAGTAAAGATTATATGTCAGATTTGGCCAAAAAATACTTAAAAAACAGAGGTATAGGTGATGACATTATAGAAGAATTTAATATAGGTTATACAATAACTGGTGATTTTAAAAACAGGATAATTATACCGTCTTATGATGAAGATAATTATCTAAACTATTTTATAGCTAGATGGTTTTTAAATAAAAAAACAAAAGTAAAATACTTAAACCCACACGCTGAAAAATCTGAAATAATATTTAATGAAAATAAAGTAAATTGGGATGCAACAATATATTTAGTTGAAGGTGTTACAGACCACATAGTAGTACCCAATTCAATACCATTGCTAGGTAAATTTTTATCAACAAATCTAAAAGAAAAATTATTAGAGAAATCAAAAGCTTTCATTGTTATATTATTAGATAGCGATGCTTATGAAGATGCTATTAGATTATATAGAGAATTAAATGTTAGCGACCTAAGAGGTAGAATAAAATTGTGTTTACCACCAGAAGGTCATGACCCATCCAGTATTTACCAATATTTAGGTTCTAAGGGTATTGTAAAATTATTAAGTAGTTCCCATAATTTAAGCGATTAAAAGTTGTAAATATAGTATTTTATTAGTATATTTGCAGTAAATGTATTTTTTATGGCAAACGCGAAATTATGGACAGGTCCTGTATACTTAGAACCGATAGAACACAAATATCATCACAGAGAAACTGGTAAGATATATAAATCAGTTACCACCACACTAACATCAATTGAACCACATTTTGATTCAGAGGCCGTTTCTTTGGCTATTGTAAACCAACCAGATAACGTAAAACAAGAACGTTATATTGGTTTAACACAACAACAAATCCTTGATTATTGGCAAATGTTAAACGATGAAGCAAACGTATACGGTACTAGAGTACACGATATAGTTGAAAGATATTTGTTGGCTAACAAGTGGTATTTTCCAGAAGATACTGAAGAAGGTAAATTTGAACAAGCTGTTATTGATGGTTGGAATGCTTTAAAAATGGATGAAGGTGTTGCAATGTGGCCAGAGAGAATTATGTTTTCTGAACAATACGAATTGGCTGGTATGTCTGACCTTGTTATTGATGTTGATGAAACATACTTTGATATATGGGATTGGAAAACAAACAGAGAATTCAATTTCTTTAACCAATACGGATATGAAACACTTTATAAACCATTTGACCACTTACAAGCATGTCAATGGTCAATTTATACATTACAATTAAGTGTTTATGCTTATATGTATGAATTGGAGTTCCCACATAGAAAATGTAGACAAATATGTATTGGTTATTGGGATAAAGAAAAATTAACCTTTCAAAAAATTCAAATAATGTATCTTAAACATGAGGCGAAGAAACTTATTGAGATGCACCACTATAATATAATGAAAAATGCATAATAGAAATTTATACGAACCCTTTAATGATGAGCAATTATATAAAATTGTTCATGATGGTTGGCCAGAATTTAAACACGCTTTGAGTCATGAATTAAAACATGGTACTGATTCAGTATTAGCTTTATCAATGCAAAGCACTGCTAGCGTTCTAATAATGGATAGAGAAGAATTATTAGACATGATAGGTTTAATGGATAAATATATTTACAAATTAAATAAATACAACGAAGAAAATGGTAAAGAAGATAATACACTTAGCTGATATACACCTTAGAACTTTTCGTATGCACGAAGAGTATATGTCAGTGTTTAAAAATTTAATGTCTGATTTAACAGATTTGTTATCAGAATACAAAAAAGAAGAAATCAGAATAGTTATTGCTGGAGATTTGGTTCATCAAAAGATTGTAATATCAAACGAACAACTTATGCTTGGTACATGGTTTCTAAGAAACCTTGAAGAAATAGCACCAGTTATTATGATTGCTGGTAATCATGATTTATTAGAAAACAATAAAGACCGAATAGATTCAATATCACCTATGGTTCAATTTTTATTCGATAAAAATGTAAACTATTTCAAAGAATCAAAATGCTATTTGGATGATAACATTGTATGGTGTGTTTATTCAATATTTGAAGATAACTCAAGACCAGACATTGAAGCGGCTAGAGAACAATTTGGAAACGATAAAACATATATTGGATTGTATCACGCACCAATTATAAATGCTAAAACAGATATTGGATATGAGATTGACCATGGTGGTGAGCTTGAAATATTTGAAGGGTGTGATATTGCAATGCTAGGTGACATTCACAAGCGTCAATCATTCAACCATAAGGGGATTCCAATCGCGTATCCATCAAGTCTTATTCAACAAAACTTTGGTGAGAATGTAAGCAAACACGGATTCTTATTATGGGATGTTGAAACAAAAACATTTACAGAACATGATGTTGACAACAAATCACCATTTTATCAGTTTAAAATAAAGTCCCTTGAAGACCTCGATAATGGGACAGAGGTATTAACAAATTTATAATGACACTAAACGAATTAAAAAAATTTATAGATAGATTACCAAAAGAAATGGGTGAATGGTCTGTTGTAAATGGAGAAGTTGGGTACTTAGACCCAGAAGATGATAATTCTATGGTATATAGAGTTGACAAACCAATAATTGCGTTATTTGTGGATGAAAATTCTCAGGAGATATGTTTATTTCACCAAACGCAAGAAGATGTAACGGGTATGCTAGATGGAAGTGAATAAAGAATTTAAAGACGAAATCTGGGATTACTGTAGACTTAACAATATTACAAATATTGATGAGTTTATGGTTAAGTGTTTGAAACAAGGTTTCACAGCTGAAAAATATGGAGCCACACCAACAGTAAGAGAAAAGATTGTTGAAAAAGAAATAGAAAAGATTGTAGAAGTTGAAGTGGAGAAAATTGTAGAAAAGATTATTGAAGTTCAAGTTGAAAAAGAAGTTTTCATTACTGATAATAAAGAAATGAAAAAATTAACAAAAGAAATTGGTAGATTAAATGGTCTTATAGAAACAAATAAAGAAACTATCGATAAACAAACATTAGACTTTGCAAACTTGGAAATAGAAAACAATAAATTAAAAAAAGATTTAGAACTAGAAAAAAAGAAAAAGAAAACTGATTTGTATGGGGAATAATACACAACACATGACGGACAATTTAACACTACTATCTCCAAATGCTAAGATTAAAGTATATTGGGATGACCAACCACATAACTATAGTCGTGAAGCTAAGAACAAAATAAAGAATTATTTTGCGTCTAAGTATGGTTTTAATAAAAACAATATAAATGTCATTTACAGACCAATCAAAAAAACAGCTAACGGTGATGTTATTGAAATAACAGGTGCTGGTATTGAAAATATAATGGATGTAAATTACCAGAGGAGTCTTATGAAAGAATTTATAAGTAGAGAAGGTAAAAATATTGATTTTAATAGGATATTAGCATTAGATGAAAAGGTAAATGGTGAATTAAATATTGACTTGAACAACATTCAACATAAGAGTTGGTCTATAAAGTGGATTATGATAGATAACTTTCTTTCATTTGGTGAACAAAACTATGTTCCATTTACAAAATTAAAAGGTCTTACAATTGTAAATTCAATCCCAGCAAATCAAGGTGGTAAAACAACCCTTACGATTGACGCTATAAAATTTCTATTACACGGTAATACAACAAAAACAGACACCAACGAACAAATATTCAATCAATTCTCAGATAAAAATGAATTGGTTGTTAGAGGTATGATTGAAATTGAAAATGAGGAAACAATCATTGAACGTAAAATGAGAAGAACTGCTAAGAAAGGTGGTGGTTGGACCGTTGTTAATAAAGTAAATTATTATAAGATATTACCAGATGGAGATGAAGAAGAATTAAATGAAGAAGATGCAAAACAAACAACTAGAAAAATTAAAGATAGTATAGGTTCTGAAAAAGATTTTGAAATGCTTGTATTGGCAACTGAAAAAAATCTAGATGAACTTATTGGTTTAACAACCTCAGAATCTGGTAAAATACTTACCAGACTAATAGGGCTTGAAGTTTTAGAAATGAAAGAGGCGATAGTGCGCACAATGTATAATGAATTTTCTAGAAAGAAAAAATCTAATGAATATGATGTAATCACATTAAATCAAGAAATAGAAGAACACCAAGATAAGATTCAACAGTTTCAAGACCTTGAACAATCTTTAAATGAAGAATTAGATACAGCCAAGGATAAGATTAAGAAATTAGAAGAAGAAAGAGACGAGTTACTATCAAATAAACAAACTATTGATGTAACCATATCAGAATTGAATCCTGATAGCCTAGAAGACAGTATTAAGACTATTACTGATAAAGGTATCGAACTTGGTAATAAAGTGTCTGAAATCAAACAAGAATTGGTTAAAATTGGTGATGTTAATTTTGATGAGGATATTTTTCACGAATTAACTAAAAAATCTGGTTCATTAAACACACAAAAAGCATTAAAAGAAGCTGAGATTAAAAGACTTAAAAAAGTTGTATCAGATTTAATAGCTGGGGGTGTATGCCAATCGTGTAATAGAAAACTTGATGATGTTGATAATTCAGAACACATAGCTAAGCATGAACTCGAGATTGAAAAATTAAATAATGAATTAGCTGAAATAGAAAAAAAATTAAAAGATACTGACACTAAGTTAGAAACACTTGATGCTATTAAAAGATTAGTAGATGATAAAAATAAAAAAGAATTAGATATAGATAGGTTAGAAGTTGAGATGGGTGGTCTTAGAAATAAAGTCGTTGAAAAGAA